CTCCGAGCGCTATGCGTCCTTCCCCCGAGGGACATGTACGAGTTTCTCCAGCACCAAGACCGCCTCACGCTCCTCTATGAGGGGGCGGATGCCTTCCTCCTCGCCTATGAAGGGGAGGACGGCGACGAGGACTCCGAGCGCTATGCGTCCTTCCCCCATGACGACGACGCCTACGACGACGCGGTCGGCGGCGACGTCGACGAGCTCCTCCATGGCGAGGTCCTACCCACCACCGCCGCGGGTCGCAAGGCGACCCTGCGCGCCGTGCGTTGGTCGCTTTCCCTCGGCTCCGGCCACACCCCCCTCGCAAAGAAGAAGAAGGGCAAGAAGCCGGCGAACCCCCCCTCAGTGCAGGTTGTCGTCGCCGAGGCGGCGGCTCCCGCCGAGTTTCAGGAGCTCCCGGCGCCTTTCTTCAACCCCTTCGACGAGTTGGAGGAGCTTCCTGCCTCCGAGGACGCCAGCAACCCGTTCGACGACGTCGCGGCTGCTGAAGACGTTGGCGACCTCCTCACCGAGGCGCGCCTTCGCGAGGAGCTCGCTGAGCTCCGCCCCGCCCTGGCCCGCGTTCGCCACATGCCCCTCGTGGCGTTCGTCGACCTCGCCGCGGCCATGAGCGGCCTCAGCCCCAAGGCCCTTGAGCCCATTCTCTCCAAGCCGCCCCTCGTGGCGCTCCAGAGCATCCATCTCTGGATCAAGGAAGACGTCAAGGGCAGCAGCGCACTCACCAAACCCCTCACCCACAAGGGGCGCGCCCAGGAGCAGCGTGCGCAGCTCCTCGCCGACCTCACCAGGGAGCGTGACGACCTGCGCAAGCAGTGCCGCCTTCGCGACCCAGTCACCCTCAACGTCGACGAGCAGGCCAACTACGCTCCCCACATCTGGGACGAGATGCTCCTGCGCAAGGAGATAGCGCAGATGAAGAAGGTGATCAGGTCCATCGCCTACCAGGAGAAGGAGCTCCTGAAAGCGCAGGAAAAGGCCGCCGCCCTCCAGAAGACCGTCAGCGCCATGGCGGCCAAGGTCGCCGATCTCTCGCAGCAAGCCGTCCAGCTCGACGACGCTCGCGATGCGGCGGATTTTTGAAGCGAGCCGCGAAGTTCCGCGCGGCGTTGTCGCTCAAACTGGAATCCCCCAACGTCTTCCTCGCCCCCCCCCGGCCCCGACCACCCGGCGGCGACCCCTACACCCCCTCCCCCACGCGCAACCTGCGCTTCGCCGGTCACTACCGCGCGCCCCCCGCCATTACCGGCAACGCCCGCTCCACCCCCCAGTTCGAGCGCGCTGCCGCCCTCCACCCCCCCCTGGCGGAGTACGAACGCCCCGCGCGCGGTCCCGGCCTGGAGCGCCTCTACCTCCACCGCTTTTACGGCCTTCAAGAGCCCCGTGCCCCGCACACCGACGACCTCTTCGCCGAGAGCTACGCTGCGCTGGCCGCCGACCACCCGGCCGTCCCCCTCCCCGGGGCCCTCTCCTCGCTGGCTGCCATGACCAGCGCCCGCGCCGCCGCCAACGCCGCCCTCCGCGTCAAGCGCAAGGCCGCGCCCGGTTACCCCGCCTCCACCCGGGTGGCCACCAAGGGCGACGTCCTGGACTCCCATTTCCAGGACCTCGTCCTCTGCGTCAGCGCGCGCGTGCATCTCCTCGCCCGCGCGGCCCGCTGGGTTGACCACTTCAGCCCTGAGGATGCCGTGGCCGCATTCCTGGTTGATCCCTACGCGATCCTTCTCAAGAACGAGACGCGCAAGGTCACCAAGGACACCAGACTTGTCCTGCAGGCTTCCATCGTCAGCGAGTGCGTCACCCGCATTCTCTTCCAGCGCGTCATTGACT